TAACCCCTCCAATCGTTGCCGGGTGGGCAGGTCTCAATGTCTACGCCGTGGCATTCTCCCCACCGCAGACAATGCTCGCAGGGGTCGGCGTCGGGTTCTTTCCATGTCTGGGCGGCCAAAATCTGCCGACCGATGATTTTCGCGCCTACAAAAAGGATGAGACCTAACAGGGCAAGGGCGACGAGGTCGCTTGCAATTATCATGCTTTCCCCTCCTCTGAGAATATCGACAACTGCGAACCCTCGGCGGGTTCGAGCTTGGTGATGATGATTTCCGTGCGCGGGTTGGTCTTGTCGTAAAGGACACGGCTCCCATCATGCGCGGTCACAATGCCGTAATGGTCGTCCGCTATGACGCCCACCGAGACGAGAACATCGTCCACCGCTTCGAGCAGGTTCGTGAGGTCTGTCCGGCGTCGGGTCGGCATATAGAACAGACAGCAGACATTCAACGAGCACTCGATGGGCCGGGGCGGGCGCGGGTTCAGGAACCGCGCCGCGTCCCGTTCATATTTCTTGTACTGCGCCGACGGCATTATGAACTGCCGCCTGGTCTTTTTGTTGGTCATAATCTGTTGACTGTTCTTTTTGGTGATGGGCGGGAGCTTTATCGTGTATCTGATTTCAGCCATTGGCGCCTCCCAATTTGTACGAAAACACGCCGGCCTCAATAAGACGCTGAACGATGCGCTTTATCATCACCGGAGGGACGGACATCCCGCAAATGTATTTGATGTTTTTAAATTTTTCATCTACGAAATTGAAATTTTCGGGGAATGTCTGACCGTGGATAATGTCCATCGTCGAAATTCGGGTTTTTTCTTCCCCTCTTAGCATTTCCCCGGCGCTTGCGATTGTGGGCATTATCCTGTCAGGCCAACATAATTTATGGCTAAACAGTTTTTCCTTTTCCCCACAACGGACGATTGTATCGCCGATGTTCATGTCCCCCGGTTCTACCCTCTGCAGCCACTGATTGATAACCGTTTCGGGTCTCAGTTTTTCGCCCTCCCCGGTTTTTATCTCCCCATAGAGAACGGGCTCATAATTGAAAGACATATCCAGATGGTCAAGGTCAAAATCGACATCCTCCCGGATGGAAACAAAGAAAACGCGGTGCCTCATTTGAGGGATGCCCATATTTTCACCCTTGCAAAGCCAATGCTTTGTGCGATAACCGGCGCCCTTGAACTGTTTGTAAATCTCCTGCACATACGCCCACGCCTCACCCAACAGCAGACCCTCCACATTCTCCATAATCACGACACGCGGCCGGAGTTTTGCCACGGTCTCGATAAACACAAAAGAAAGGTCGTCGAGGGTCTGTTCTGCCTGGCCTTCCCGGAATTTCTTCTTTTTGCCCCAACTTTCCTCGCGGTCGCCCGCCATTGAGAAAGTCGTGCAAGGGGGCGAACCGTCGAGGATGTCGAGGTCGAACAGCTCCGGGGGAATTTCTTCGTTTGGGATTTTATTGAACTCGCGTATGTCCATAAGGAAATTAAATCGGGGATGGAGCGGCGGGTCGCCATGTCTACATATGTCCACGCCTCTTGCGGGGTCATTTCGTCGGGTTCTCTCAGCTTGACAATAGCCGCCCGGATGGTGCCGATGTTGGGCGGGAACCCTTTGGCGTCGGAGGCAATGAAAGATTTCACAGCCAGCGCCACAACCTCCGCCGGGTCGTCTTTGAACATTTCCGCCCACAGAGCGACGGCGGCCTCCGCGTCCTTTCGCGTCATGTCCCGGTAAAAAGCCGGGTATGCAGCCTTGAGCACGGACATAATGGCGAGGGTTTCGTCATAATTCATGTGCCGCCGTTCCTCCTCTCATTGAGCATCTGAGCAAATAGGTTATTGGTCTCAGCCTGGCCGCCTCTCTGGGGCGCCTGTCGGTCGTGGTCGTCATAGTTCCCGCTCAGAACCTTGGCCATGTTGGCGTCATTTATCAGCCAATCGAAATCCGCCCGCCAGTTGCGGGGGTTCTGCCCTCTCAGGAAATGGGAGGCTTCGGCTTTGCGGAAAAGCTCCTCGAACTGTTCCAGAGTGTACCCTGAGGAAAACCGCGCCCGAATGGCCTTTCTCCTTGCATCTGAGAGCACCGAGCATCTGGGGAAAGAGACGCAAATCGAGTTGTAGAGCTCTTGAATAGAGACATCCTGCAGCCACTTTTTGACCTCCGGGAAATTCCACTCGACCGGGGGCAAGGGCTGTCCCTGCGCGGGACTATATACGGTTATTTCCATGGGCGGCCTCCCTTGTAGGCAAAAAGGGCATTTGCAAGAGCCTCAAAGGCGGACGCCTCAAGGCTGCCGGGCTCATAGCAATCGGCCATTTCGTGGCAAAAGTCTATTGCCCGGTTTGCAATTTCCTCGCGGGTCGCCGTTTCAAGGTCTATGCCGAGAACGGCGCTGATTTCTGATAATTCCACTTGTGAGCCTCCTCGTTTTCGCGTGGCAGCGAATTTTTTCAGTCAAAGAACCCGGCGAATACATCGCCCGCCGTGGCGGGGGCGGTAATATGCCGTATTCTGTCGGGGGTGAGCCGTGCGGGGAGCTCGCTCTGGGGGACATCTACGCGGGATATGCGAGCCTCGCCGTCACCGTTTGCCGTGGGTACTGTCACCACATCGCCGACCGCGACGGGAACATCTGCGATGTAGGTATAATTGACGCCGCCGAACTCGCCGGTTCTGCGGTCTCTGAACTGAACCTGTACCAAATTCTTAAAAAAGTCCTTTCTTAAATTTCCGGGAGAATGAGGGGCGGCTGTCGGTCTTTCTGCACATATTCCGTCCAGAACTTGACGCCCTCCGTGCAGATGTAAACCACATCCTCCGCCACATCGACCCGGTCGATGAAATAAGTCCGCCGCTCGCTGCGGATGTCGTCGCCGTAGTCATATTTGAGCTGTGCATGGAGCACCGCAAAGTCAAAACCTCCGGCAAGCATCTGCCAAAGCAATTGGCAATAGTAGTTGTCCGGGACGCAAGGCTGGCCGGCCCTCCACCATTTTTCTTTTTGCATAGAGCGAACGATATTTGTCGTTTTAATCTCCAGAACTCCCCGGCGGCCTGTTGCCCGCTCGGTGAGCCTGCCGTCGAGGGTGGCAAAAATAAAAGGATGGTCGGGGTGCCGAACCATGTCGAAGGCGCCGCCATAGCTCACATCGTATTTGTCGGCGTAGTCCAAGGCGAACAGCTCCCGGATTAAGGGCTCCGCGTCGTGGCCATATTTCACGGCCTCATTGTCGGAAATGTCCGGGGCGGTCGCCCTGCCGGTCTTGCGCTTCCAGAGCTCAACATTTGAACACCAAGGCGACCGGCCGATTATTGCCGCAGCCTCCGAGCCGCCTATGCCCTGCAATCTGGCGCGGTGCCATTCGGCTTCGGTGGTGATAATGGTCTCGGTCATGCCATCACAACCTCAAGCGGGGCTCCGATGTACTGAGCCAAGAGTGGGGGAGAAATGTAATAAGTCCACCGGGTACTCCCCGGCAACTGGAACGCCTCACCGATGGGCAGAAGCCCCCGCTTCATGCCCTCCCGAACGAACAGGGTCGATTTCCCCATAAGGCGGGCGGCGTCGTTCACGGTGATTTTTTTCGGTCTCTGAGGTTTCATGTCACGCCTCCTCACTTATTCCGAGGATTTCCCGGATTACATTTGCCTTTCCGGGTTTGCCGTTTCTCCCGGCCTCTCCGGGCAGTTTCCCGGTCAGCAGCTTATGCAAATACGAGCTGTCGAAAAAATCGCCGGTTCTCTCTTTGACCTGCTCGATGAGCCATTCCTGCGTCTTGCCTATTTCGATTAATCTAATACGCACCTGCTTGCCGAAATCGGTTTTTGCCAAAATTTTTCCCTCCATTCTGTAATTTCTCATTGACAATTACGGAATACAGTAATATTATGGAGTTGACCAAAACAACCACAAATTACAGTGTTCTGTAATTACGCCCCTATAATAATACTGAGTTCTGTAATAGTCAAGGGGTAAAATACAGATTTCTGTAATTTGTCAGTATGCCCAAAAATGAGGTGGCAAATATGGCAAATATGTACGAGCGCATCGAAACGCTCTGTAATGAAAGGGGAGTAAACATCACTCAGATGTGCCGCGAGGCGGGAATACCCCGCGCCACTCTGAGCGAGTTAAAAATGGGGCGGACGGCTGCGCTCTCCGCAAAAAACATGGACAAACTCGCGGTTTATTTCGGAGTTTCAGCGGACAGGCTCCTCGGTTCAGACGAAGAAACGAAAAAAACGCCCACCCCGGAGGGTGAGCGTGATTATCTCGCAATTATGAACGCTTTCGACAAGGCAGATGCATCTACCCGCGAAGCAATCCTTTTGCTATTAAAATTGAAATGATTTCTTTGTAAGTCTTTTCATCGCAATTCTTGATTGCGTTGAGGAATGCCTCATTCTGGAGGCGTCGCTCCTCGGCGGCGGAGCTACATAGTGTTATGTCTGAGGCTGTCGCCATGCGTCTCTTTCCTCCCTGTTGCTTTTTGGGGATGGGATAAGTGTTGCAGATTTATTCTATAACGCTTTTTTTGTTGGTGCAAGTAGGAAAAAAACAGGAAATATTGGAAGGTTTCAAGAATGCGGCACAGGGCGCCCACGCGCCAACGAGAACACCCTGCACCGCTTTTGGAGTGATGGGCCGTTTGTTTGACCCGATTAAAGCCTATCACCGGGAACGCCATTTTTCAAGGCTCATTGAAAAGCCTCGCGGTGTATTATCGCCCCTGCGTGGTATCAAAACCGCGAAAACAGACCGCCGAGCGGTATCATTAAGTGATAGGAGTTAGTGTCATGGAAGAACAGAGCGCCCTTGTTTTTGTCCCGGAAGAAAATATCTCGGTCAGCTTCAAGGTGACCGAGGAGAAACCTTTTAATAAGTGTTTTCAATGTCATTCATTCAGGAACGGCTGCAGCGGTCCCAACCTCTCCATTATGGGGGTGGAGCGGGCCTGTGAGTTCTTGCAGATGGCGCGAATTTTCCTGAAACTGTCATATCAGGATGTGGCCGACGGTTCCGGGATTTCTCTTGCTACGGTCAAGCGTATTCTCACCGGCAAAATCAGCGACCCAAGTTTTTATACCATGTCGGCAATAAGTATTTTCTTGCTCGGTGACCCTCACGGCAAATATCCCTGCGCCATTCCCAATCTGGTCTCAAACCATGAGAACGACACGAAGCTGAGCGACGCCCTCAGAGAGTTGGAGCGGGCTCTGGATGATAACAAGGACTACCGGGCGGCGCTCGACAATATCCATGTTTCATACAAGGCCGAAATGGAGGCTTTCCGCGCTGAGTATCAAAAGGACATCGACCACCTTCATAAACAGATTGAAAGAGCGTGGGCGGACATCGACCGGGCGCGGGCAGAGGCCGACGGTTGGAAGGCCGAAAACGATAGAAAAGGAAAATTCGTTGATAAGTATATCGACAAACTATTATTGAACAAAATTGCAGAAAGGACAGTACAGGATGATTGATTTCAAGAACGCCGAATATCTCAAACTTAAGCCCGTGGACAACGGCACATATGCCGCCACCATTCAACCAATGTTCGTTGCGGGGGAGAACATAATCGCCACATTCCGAACCATCCGCGACGGCGTCGTCTTTACCAACAAACGCATTTTTGTAATCAATGTGCAAGGTCTCACCGGAAAAAAGGTCGATTATACCTCCCTGCCGTATAGCAAAATACAAGCCTACTCAGTAGAGACGGCCGGGGTTCTCGACCTTGACAGCGAACTTGAACTTTGGTTTTCCGGCCTTGGCCGTGTCAAACTCGAATTTGTCGCCCGCGCAAACATCGGGGAAATCTGCCGTATGATTTCCGAGAAAGTTCTGTAAAAAAGGAAAAACCCCCGGATAACTCCGAGGGCTCACACAAAGGGATGATATTCAAGTCGAGGCGTCGCTGACACTTGGAAATAATGGACGCCCCCGCCGGTGCAGCGAACACCGACGGGGGCAATGCAAAAAACTACCACGCGATGGAGATTTTGCGTCTCCTATAATACCACGCGAAAAGGGGAATTTCAACCATGAAAAACACAGAAGCAATTGACAAACTATTATCGCCACCGCCGGCACCGAAAAAGCGCAAAAAGCGCATGAGGCTGCCGCCGGGTCTGGGCAGCGTTCACCACATTAACGATGGCCGGAACCGCCGCAAACCATACCGCGCCCGCGTTCCCTCCCATGTGGAGCTGAACATCGAGACGGGGCGGGCGGTGCAAAAGTATATCACTATCGGTTATTATGAGACCGAAATCGAGGCCATCGAGGCGCTGATGGAGTACCGTAAAAATCCATACAGTCTGGACGCCTCCCTCTCCACCTTTGCCGATGTCTATGAGCAATGGAAGGCCACGAAATTCCCGGAGATTTCAAAGTCCGGGCAAAACGGATATGAGGCGGCGTATAAAAACTCTGAGAAGCTGCATAACATGAAGATGCGGGATATTAAGACAGCGCACATGGAGGAGATAATGAGAACCATCCCCTATGGTTTTCAAGTCCAGACGAAGCTAAAAACCTTATGGGGACAGCTTTTTAAATACGCCATCGAGCGGGACATCATTCAGAAAAATTATGCGGAGTTTATCAAAACCCGTGACAAGGATGAGGGCACCAAGAGAACGGCCATCCCGGCAGAGGACAGGGAAAAGATATGGCAGGCCATTGAGGCAGGGAACCGCGACGCAGAGCTTGCCATGATATATCTTTATACCGGGATGCGCCCCTCCGAATTATTGGAGGTTAAAAAGGAAAATGTCGACCTGGCCGCCCGCATTATGATTGGAGGAATGAAAACCGAGGCGGGCAAGGATAGACATATCCCGCTCCACAAAGATATTTTGCCATTCATCGAGCGGCTCCTCCAGACCGAGGGGGAATATCTCGTAATGGCTCAAAATCGGGGCAAGCTGTGTCGAATGATTTACAACCGTTTCAATATCAACCATTGGCAGCCACTTATGAAAGAGCTCGGCATGGAGCAGTACACGCCGCATTATGCGCGTCACACTTGCGCGACCATGCTCAGGGAGGCAGGCGTCGCCGACGACCTCCGCAAGCTCATTCTCGGCCACTCAAGCGGAGATATTACCGACCGCTACACCCATGTTTCGGACGCGATGCTCGTCGAAGCTATCGACCAAATCCCGTCCAGACGCTAAATGTGTATTATGTGTGTAAAAGCCCGGTGTATTTTGTGTGTATTGGAAACAAGTTTTTATCGAATTTTATAGGATAAAAAGGTTCGCATTTTACCTCCAAATAGCAAGAAAACCGCACAACAGCGCGGTTTTCTTCATACTTGCGATAAACATAAGGTATGCACTCTGTATTTTCATATACTTTTCCAGAGCCTTACAACGCCCTTGTCGTTAAGCTGCTGCACGGTAACAAACACGATGGGAAACAGCAGCATGCCCCATACGCCCCAGACCTGCCAGCCCACATATATGCTGATAAGCGACACCAGCGGGTCAAGGCCGATATGGTCGCCCAGCAGCTTTGCCTGCACGCAGCTTCTCACCAGCGTCACCGCTGCCCATGAGATTATAAGCCCTGCACCTCTGCCCACATCGCCAAGCAAAAAGCTGTATATTGCCCAGGGAACAAGCACTATCCCCGTGCCGAAAACCGGCAGCGCGTCCACCAGCGCCGTTATAAGCGCAAGGGCAGCGGCGCGGCGTACCTTGAGGAGCATAAAGGCTGTCATCAGCTCAAAAAAGGTCATGGCCATCAAAATAAGCTGGGCTCTTATAAAGCCGCCGAAGCTGGAGCGCAGATTTGTCCCCAGACCCTCCAGCCGCCGCAGGAAGCTCCGGGGAAGCTGGGCCTGAATAAAGGCAAGGGTCTTGGGAAAGGCGGCGGAGATAAAATAGGTGCCTATGCCCGCCGTTACCGCAAAAAGCAAAATCCCCGGACTGTTCTGGGCAATTCTGCCTGCTGCA